GTGGTGAGCGATCTTGTAATTGTTCTTCCGACTGCTGCTGTGTAGTCAAAGCTACCCCCCTTAAAGAACCTTGGTAGTTCTCTAATAACATTAACGTTTATCCTGTGCCCCCTTGGTAGAGAGATATAACTAACAAGCATACCGCCACCACCAAACACTTTCATCTTGTCTAAGTTTCTGTTTGTGAACACAACAAAACTACCTGGGTCTATCGTTCTTACATCAAGGCCAGCCTTGCGTGCAACCTTAAACAAACCATAGTGTCCGTTGCGCATGTCAGTCTCTGGTATGTACCGAACAATCCTGTTTGCTTGCGGTCGTGTTGTTAATGTTCTTTCATATTGTTTATCTGTTAATGCTAACTGCATATTACATTCCTTTCAGTGTCTCTGTTATAAAGCTTGGCGTTCCCTTTACTACAATAACCATGTTGTTTTCAATCTGGTCTGGTATAGCAAACGTCTGCATTGCTGGTGTGCTTGTTACTGTTGTCTTGCTCTTTGGTCTACCAACCCTTGTGGCACCAGAGGCTTCGTGTGAGCTGAGGCCCTTGTTTCTTTTAACGTGGTATCCAATAGTAGCAGCGCTTAAGCCTATCTCTTTAGCTGCTCTCGTTGCATTCATCCCCTCGGCCCTCAGTCTTTTATACTGTTCAGCCACCTCTTTGCTTGTCATTCCGTTCTTACATCCTACGCTCATTGTCTTTCCTTTCAGTTGTTGTTATTAAAATGGTATGTCGTCTGTCTCAAAGTTCTGTGCAGTACTTGATTCAACAGGCACCCACTCAACTACCTTGTGTCTATCGACGACAGTACCGTCCTCCTTCTTATATGTTCCATCCTTAGCTACTGTTATGTTGCATGACTTACCAACCACGTCGGCAGGGAAATCAATCTCTTGGTTAGGTTTGAATCCAAACCCCGACATCACTTGACCCATCTTCCACTTAGTCTTTGGTGTCATCACGATGTGTTCCTTGCGTTCCTTCATGCCAGACTTAAGAGTAAGCACAGCCATCTGGTTACCAGCTTCTGTCTTCTTCATCTCAACATCAGTAAGCATGGCAATGTGTGTGCCCTCACCCAAGTAAGTACTGCCTGTCATCTCATCCTCTGTGAATTTTAGTTTCATTTTCTTCTTCTCCTTCTAGTATTAGTCTTGCTTCTTTTAATGTAACCTGTGCTGTGCGCCTGTAGTTAGCCGCCAACATATCCACTGGTGAATCAAGGAATGGCTTAAGTACTATGTCCCTTAGTCCTTGCTCCATCCTATTGTATGATCGTTGTAATCTGTCGTCTCGTGGGTCATCCATAGATAGCCTCGTATATCTCACAGAAGTCAGGCTTAACCAGTGATGCCAGCTTGCCACTCCTGTCCTTAGCTATCCACTTGCCGTTGTTCTCTGTGCTTATGACGTGGACTGTTTCTTTCTTGTCGTCTTTGATTCTTTCTCTTGTGTGTAGGTAGAGTACCTCATCAAAGTATGCAGCCACTGTGTCCTTAAGCTTACCTTGCAGGCTAGGTTGGATTTTAGTTTCAAGTGTTTCTTCATTCGTTACCCTGTCTGCTAGTGCAGTAACGATTAAGTTCTTATCCATGTTGCGGAAGTACTTAATAGTCTTGGTCATCACTGAGCCAAGCGCACCCCAGTCCTTAATGTTCGGCAGCTTGTAGTCACCAAGAGCTACGACCTCATCGTCCTTGCTCTGAATGATATGAGCCATACACTCCTGCTGTATTTCAGTAAGAGAGTCAATGATTACAGTATCATATGGGTTGTCCTTCAATGCAAGGTAGTCGTGTGCATCAATAAGATCCTGAAACTTTTCTATCTTAATGTAGTCGAAGTCACCCATGTCACGAAGGGAAAGCAATCCACTCTCTGCGCTCAGGATGATGGGCTTAAACTTCTTGATGCATGTGCCAGCGAAGGTAGTCTTACCACTGCCTGGCTCCCCATACACCAGCACATTTAAGTGCCGACTCTTACTGTCCTGTGTCTGTTGTATCTTCATGTATCTCTCCTGGTTGTGAAAACATTATGTATGTTCTTAGTTTGTTTAGTGTTGCTTGTACTAGGGTGCTGTGAATCCCATCAAGCTGTACCTCTGCGAATCCAGCAAGATTGTTTAACTCCTTCAGTGCCTCTGCCTTTGTCATTGCTGTCCCTCCTCTGTTATCTCCGGCAGTTTCTTATGCCGCCTGTTGTACTGCTTTAATAAATCTGGTGAGTCAGGCTGAGTACATACATCAAAGAAAGTACACAGCTTATTAAAGTTAAGACATGCACCTGTGTTGCGTGGGTATCCATGCTCACTCATTGCATCCATTAACTTAAACTTCTGTGATAGGTCAGTGTACCCATGTATTAGTGCTGCTTGTGTTCTTAACACTGGCAATCTTTCAAAGTATTTGCGTGGCTCACTGGCATATGTATCGACGATACGGTTATAGAATTCATCCCGTGTTTCATCGGGTAGTTTCTTTCGACCAGTCTTTATTCTTATCGCTGGCTTCCAGATTATATCATAGAACACACCACTCACTGGCTGCTTGTCCTCTTGTATTGCGAGGATGTTCACGTCTATCTGTGAATCATTCTCTAGCTTGTGCTTGTATGCCTCACGGTTGGTGGTGCCGCTAGTCTTTAGCTCGTAAAGAAAGAACTTCTCTATGTCCTTATGGTATACATAACCGTCACGCTTACCAACTTGTTTGTGTTCGTGGTCGATGTTAAATCCCCACTCACCCTCGACATCCTTGAACTCAAGCACATCATTGGATGGGCTACCTATTGTACCATCGACGTTATCCCAGAACCTCTTGTGTTGGTAGCTTACCTTCTCGGCCAGCCATATGTCCCATTGAATGTCGTCCTCATACTCAGGGTACTTGTCGATATACTCACGGAAGATAGCTGTTCTATCTGGGTCCACCCCCTTGTGTTCACACTCCTTAAAGTAATGCACGAACGTGCCATAGGCAGCGGCGTGCGGATACACGGGTGACTCGACCTTGTGTATATATTTAAACTGGTATTTCTTTGGGCACTCTAGTGCCGTGTTAATACTACTGTTGCTCTCTATTCTCATTGTTTACTACTACCTTCCCCATTAACTGAATTAAATTTTCAAGCATAGCTGTTGTCTTAGTTACGTTGTGTTCCATGTCTGCTATACGGAAAGACAACTCGTCTATCTGTTGTTGTAGATCCTGTGGTGTAGGCATGAAGGGCCTATCACCTGTTGGTTCAGGCATTGCATTCTTTATGTTGCTCATTAGTTCCCCACAATCTTAGTAAAATATTCTAATAGGTATAGCTTGGGCGCTAACCAAACCTTAAGTGCTGTTGCTATATTGGTAATAAAACATGCAGTACCTGGCATTCCAGTAACAACCATGCCAATAAATGCAAAGAAACTCACATCACTATCATCTGAATTTATTGAAACTATTATTAACTTAATGGCTATCCCAATAAGTGTGGCACCAAACAAGGCCCACACCAATGCAACAGCCAAGTTATATGTTAGTAGCTGGTGCACTACATCCGGTGCTTGCTCAAGTGTAAAGTCTTTCACTGCGCCCGCTGCTTCCTTTGCTCCCTTAATTGTAGTTAATAATTCTTTAGCTAACTCTTTACTTATATCCATATGTCTCTCCTTAATAGGTGGAGCATAGCCTAGCCTATGCCCCGATAAAGATGAGCGGTTACCACGCCACCCCTGCTAGGTACGCTTACAATCGAAAGAACAACCAAACTACTGAGTGCGTTCTTTACTTAAACTTAAAACTTTTTCCTCTGTAAATCCTACGAACGCTCCATTCTTAATCGACCAGTTGGAAACTTGCAAGTGATTTCCTTTGTTCGTTAAAAATTCTTTGATGATCTGTGCCACCAACCCACTCAACATGAGTGCTGTATACATGGTGGCCTTGCGTGTGCATGGCTCATGTACTGCATCATCATCAGAGTATAGTGTTGCTTCGTATTGCTTGACGTGATCTGGCTTCATCGGTTGATACGCATAGCATAGAGCTTCTTCCGCACCCATGCGAGGGTCGATGAATAGATTGGTTTGAGTGCCATACTTAGCATGTATCTCCCATGCCTGCCGACGGCTAGCCATAGAATCAACAGCAGAAACAACAATGCCAGCCATGGCACGGTCGCCTTCATAACGTGATACAACTGCGTTGATATTTGTTCCAGTAAGTTCATGTACTCTCTCCTTTAATGCTGTTACTTTCTTCTTACCAATGTCGTTGAAAGAATAACACTGGCAGTTCATGTTCTCTACCTCGATGTCATCGTCATCAAAGACAGTAAGGTTACTGAACCCCATCTTAGCTAGCGCAAGCGTAAGCCATGAGCCTACTGCACCAGCACCAATGATATTAATTTGTTTAGTTAGTGCGCTGCTTGGTATTAAATCTGCTTGTCTTGTTAAGTGTTCCATTAGTATACGCCCCCTATCCTAGTGTCCCAGTCTGTGTTGTTCCATATGTTACATAGTGCATCTGTTCTCTCTGACTCAAGCAGCGCTGCCCATGCTGGTGCCAGCCTGCGTATCTCTTTCTGTTGTGCCTTGTTTGGTTTGATTTTCTTATCGAAGCCAAGCTGTTCAAGTATCTCTTTAATTGTACTGTCCTTTGCCTTTTCCTTTTTCTTTATCTCAGTAACAGTACCGCCAGCACCACCGATATAATTCTTACCGCCGTACATACCATAGTTGCTGTAATAATAATCTTCATCATCATACCATTCGTCCCACCTAGCTGGTGTGTTTGGTACCAATGGTTTAGGTATCGCTTTGTTATCTTCGTACTCTTTATCCCATGCCTTAAGGGTTGCCTCGTCGATGTATTCATTCTCAATAAAGGTAGGTATATCTAGGTCAGCAACACCGAAGGGCTTGCCTTGTTGTACTGCTGATTTCATTTCCTGTTTCTCATTGAATACAGTAGCCACTACTACACCGTGCTCACTTAGCTCGTTGATAGCTGTTGTGTCTGTGCTTGACCAGAACACACCCATGTTAGGATGCGTGTGCCACCACCAAAGGTAGTCACCATAATCCTTTAGTTCAAACATGGCATTAGCTGCTGCTTGTGCATCCATCGTTGTGCTTGCTGATGTTTGTTCCTCTTGCTTAATCATGATTGCTTCATTAACAGTGAACGCTCCATCCTCATAGGTACACATGCCGAAGCCACTTACCTCATCCTTCTTAGCCTTGTCAATCATGTGCATAATTTTATTAAACACATTACGTCTTAGTATTACCTCGCTCATTTATCTTGTCCTTTCTTCTTTATTGTTTCTTCACTTACTACCAATGGTATAGGCCAGTAGCTTTGTGGGTTAGTTATTATGTATGTCTCTCTGCCACTTGTATATGTGGGTGCGTACTCTCCTACTGTATCGTTATTAGCATCACAGTTTCCACAATCCCAGTCATAAGTCTCATACTCTACATATATGTACTCATCCTCACAGTTACCACAGTAGTGTCGATAGAAGCTGGGCTGTACTGCATTTTCATCTGGCTTCTGGAAACGATAGAGCTGTGCATATGGGTTGTCGTGGTTGTAGTTATTAAGTACCTCATTCAATAGATACATAAGCTCAACAAGCTGATAGTTTGCGTGTGTCTCTGTTGCTCTATCGCTTACGTTACCCCAACAAACATAGCCAGTATCACTTACGTGTGGGTGGAAGTAGCTGCCGACGCTTAAGTTATCCTCATATGGGTATACCTTAAGTTCAGCACAGTCTATCCTTAAGAACACAGCGTATCTACCAAGCGGTAGGTTGTTGTGATTAATCTGGTGTTCAGGTACGACGTAAGAATTATACACTGGCTTGGTTACAAATATAATTGTGTTGCTGCCTGGTGCATACCTAACGAACTCATAGTTACCCGAGCTAACTATATCTTTTATCTGTTGGCCAATGTCTAAGTCCTTGCCTCTTATCTTATCTATTGTTAGCTGCTTCCTTAGTGCCTTGCTTAAATACTCCATGTATCCTGAATACTTTTCATAGGCATATGCAAGCTGCCTGTTCTTGTCTTCCTGTAGCCCTTGAACCACGCGACTGAAGTTAATCTTAATTGCTTCCTTAAGTATTACCTTACTGTCAATGTCCTCTTGCTTGCCGTTAGCTGCTGCAAATATCAGCTTGTTAAGTGCTACTCTATCTGTGTTAATTATGTGGCCGCCCTTTGATTCAATTATAAAGGGGGTCATGTCTATCTTATCCCAGCCTAATTGTACTGCTAGTGCTACATCCCTAAAGTACTGGGCTGTATCCAATAGCTCACCATGTTTCTTTGCTGTTATTTTTTTGTCGTCGTATAAATTATCCCAGCTATTAGTTAGCTGGAAGTAATCAATGTGCTGCTTGACCTTTAATGCTTCAGCTACACTCATGTTGTTGTCCTTTCTTTGTTGTTGTTGTGGTAGTTTATTGTATCTAATAAGATCATCATGATCGTCGAGCACTACACCCTGTACGCTTATGCCTCTTAGTGCATCAAAGTTAGAGGCAGTAACTGTTATTGTGGGTGATGGCCTTTCAAATGCGTTACGCCATACTTCATCACCAAGTCTAATAGGTAAGGGCCTCGTGCCACTTGCTATTATATCTGTTGCTGTTATCCTGCCCCTGCCCGCACGTCCCTCTGCAATCGCACGTACACCTGGTCCGTATGTTTCACGAAACAGTCTACTTAAAGTAGAACCAAGGGAGTCACTTGTACTCCCCTGGTCAGAGTTATTACTATCGTCCACCTTTAGTGGCTAGTCCCAATGTAATGAAGTCACCTTCACGCAACTGATAACCGTCGTCTTGTGGTTGACCATTAACAGAAGCAGTATAGTTACCAGCATTCATTGCACTCTTTACTTCACCAACATTATTGGCTTGTAAATCTTGTGCTTGACCACCGATTACCTGTACTTTTACGCTTGCTTTACTCATTGTCTTTCTCCTTTGGTTGTTGTTTACGCTTTGTTGTTTCCTTAATGGAATCTATTAATTCTTTATCCTTTGCTGACCAGCCCAGCCCGCTGCCTAATGGTGGTGGTTCAACACCGTCTATCTTTACTGGGTATGCAAAGCTCATGGTCCACTCGTAGTGCCACTTAAGAAATTCTTCTGTGCTCATATCTTTAAACATGTGGATGTCCTTTCTATACTGAAGTTGAGTGAGCGCATGTAAGTGGAGTACAATAAAGGTGTCGCCAATAGGGTCACTCCATATACAAGAACACATAAACAGAGGGGGATTAATCCAAGGTTTATGCGCATCCCATACACATACATACTTACTCACTCACACAGACACACACTATATGGTATGTGCCTGAGTTAATGTTCAAGTTATTCCGTTAGTTGGAATAGTTCTTGGCAATGTTCAAGGCTAGTCAGTGGACCACGATACTCGTCAAGGAATTTAACCCACTCGTCACGCAATCCCTCGGCACTATGTGGTGGACACTGTAGTCTGTTGGTTATCTCAGCTATGTCCATATAGTATATCCTACTGGCTAGACGGACACGGCTCATGCGTACGGCCACGGTCATAGCGTGACCTGATTCATATACCTGCGTGGTCATAGGCCCACCAATTCCATGACCAATACCATGGCATAGGACACAATAAACAGGCACACGAACACGACGGTATAGTATGCCGTGGAATTAAGGAGCCGCTTAGGGCTCCTCAGGTTATCACTACGCCTATGCCGTCTCACGGAAATCCTCGCAATCTGCACAGGTACACTTAAAGCCATGGTCCACGGCTTGTTCTAGTTCCTCAAGGAACGTGCCCCACTCGTCGAGCAGGGCTAATATCTCAGCGTTCCGGTTCATGGTTATGCCTTCTTGGATTTTAGTTCGGCATCGTGGTCCGCAAGAAACTGCCTGATCTCCTGCTCATTGTCCAGTATGGCTACCCATTGTTCCTTGTACAGGGTTGCGGGAAAGCGGCCTATGCCGTATAGACTACATGCCCCCTTCTGACTTACCTTCAAGCTCATATGGGTTTCCCCTATTCGCTGGCCCTGTCCCTTAGTCTTTAGGCGGTAGTTCTCAGACCGTAGCTTTTCAAGCTCGGCTTGGACTTCAGGGCTTACGTTGGGTTTTAGTTCTACGATATTGTCGTTGCTCATGGTGTTGTTCTCTCTATGCCCATGGTTACCCTAATGCCTGAGCTGTGGGCAGCTACTCAAGCGGGATTTTTCTATATGCATTTTGTGTGCCAACTTGTAAGTACTTGAAATTATTGAATTTGCACTTGGCACGATTCTTGCGGTGGTGTCAAATTGATACTGTAATTTTTACAATCGTGTAATTTTTGCATATGGTCAATACCGCTAGTCCCGTACACGCAGGGTAACATCACGGTTGTAGTATACCTTATCCTTTGACGCAGGTTATATCCTATATGTACCTAGGGGTAGGACTACCGACAAGGCGTGGTATATAATGTAAGGAAACCCCTTTTCCCCCTATTGTAAACATTGTTTCGTGTGCGTGTGCGTGCGCGCGACCCCCTACCCCCAAATTTTTTCTTCGCCCCATACTACGTGTGTACCTCTCTAGTCAGAAGAACCACTTTGATTTCGGATACTTGAGCCTAATGCTACTCTATAAAGAAAGCAACCAGATACCCACAGACAAACCCAAATACGATGCCCAATGAAAAGAATACAACCAACATAAACATATATGTTCTCCGCTTGATTAGGTGGGATGCCCTAATCTGTATGTAATTGATTGCGCCCTTTGGTGTGCCACGGTGCGCTCGGCCAACAGCATTTAGCAATCTAGCCACTGTGATACATCACTGTTGGTCCCGCGTGTCTAACCACGCCGAGGTCATCCCGATCTTCTTCTATCATATGGAACTAGATTGTCAATTTTGTACTAGAGTGACAATTTGGTACTGCCGCGCTTCGCTTGCCTGCGGTTATGTATTCCGCTGCGCTCCATACATAGACCGCGATTCAATCAAAGAGAACAAGACTTGCATATCTTAGATTCATAGTTGCTGTCGTTCTTGTGGATAACTGAGTCTTGGCAGATGATACATATTCTACGAACCGCTGAGCAATTCCTGGGCTTATGTTTGCGAACTCGGATTGTCACGCTAGTGCCATCTGGTTTCGTGAGTTCTTTCTCCTCTTTTACCGAAAACCTTCTAGGAAGAATTAAAGGAATCATAATAGTTACCTCATATTTTGGACGAGACACCCTTTGAGTGCACATGTCTCACCCAGTTAAAAAGTAATGGTCGTTCCCGGTGGTTGTAGCGTTATCAGACCTTAAACCCCGTCGCCCTTTCTTATATGGAGAGCTAGAAATACCTTGATTGTTATCACTTGGCATGGGATTGTTATCTCATACCTTATTCAAGTAAAGGATTACATCTTCTTGGTGAATCCGCAAGGGGCTTGGTAATTAAATTTGCCAGCCCTTTTATTTTTGTACATAATCCCTACATGAGTGATACTGAAATTATAGAATTACCGGACGGCAGAATGCGTAAGCAGGACAAAGGCGGCGGTAAAATACACTGGACCCAGAAAGCAAACAAAAAACAAAAAGAAAGAATCCGAAAAGGAAAAGAGGTAGAGGTTGTTCCCAAGAACTATCACCTGCTAAGGGATAAGGATGGCCTGGAAGTTTGGATTCATAGGGATATGGTGGTGAAGTGCTACCATCCTAATGGAAAACTGGTGAATGTTGCTGCCGGTGTGGACCCAGCCCACCTTCCGCGTAAGCTTTGGCACTACTCCAAGCAGCTAGCCTCACATATTTGTGACCTGCTAGCCAAAGGACAAACCATAAAGAAGATTTGCAGTGAAGAGGGTATGCCCGGAAGGGATGTCATATATAAGTGGATGCGTGAATACAATGAATTTAAGCTGGCGGTCAATGAAGCCAGGGCGTTACGAGCCGATTACTATGCTGATGAGATCATTGAAACCGCTGAAGAAGTAGATGATGACGGTAAGTTCGCGATTGAAAAGGCAAAGCTCAAGGTTAAAGCCTACGAATGGAGCGCTCGTAAAGATAATCCTGAGCGTTATGATGCGAAAGCTAGTGCAAAACCCCAGGGTCCTGCTAAGATAATTATAAACACTGGCGTAGACGACGGAAAAACCAGTATTAAAATAGATGGCAAGGAATCATAATGGGCGGAACTCCTCCACAGTGGCACTTAGGGGATATATTCAGACATGTCCACTCGTTTGCAAAAAGTGCACTACGAGTTATTATCGTCGATCCAATTACGGGTACATTCACCTTCTCCGGTTTGTCAACCGAGGTCAAGGTTACAACCCTAGACGTTCCAGATACAGAAGTTGCCCTCCCAGCCACAGCACTATCAGGCCGAAACTCTCTCAGCATCTTAAATACAGATGGGGTAGAGACCCTTTATATAGGACCTACGGGATTAACAGCAGACAATATTGCTGGAACAACAAGCGGCGACGAGATTGGCCCCGGAAATAAATTTGCTATTGATATCACTGACTCTATTACCCTTTACGCCAGAGCAGAAGCGGGTAAAACTATTCGTGTGAAAGTGAGCGAGTACGCATGACGATTAGTTCATCCACGTCGATTAGTAAAGCGCAAGAACCTGGCGGCTCCCCGACGATTTATCATGTATCCGCACCCACGGCAAACACCGAAGTTCTTCAGGCTTTACCCGACGGAACAAAACAAGTTGAGGTTGTTGTTGAAAGCCTAAATGCAAGCGCACAATTTGCTTATACTGCCACTGAATCGGGTACAGATTATTTTATTATTCCTGCTGGTACAGCGCACAAAGACTCTGGACTAAATCTTATCAATAAGACATTATATATCCAGACAGACAAGAACTCTCAGACCATCATTGTGAAGGTTTGGGTATAACATGGGGGGTATATTATGAGCTTGAGTTTGGCCAAAATTGATAGCGCATTTCATTCGATTGAGATTAAGGATGCGTCGGGACAAGCATTAGCAATTGACGGCAGTGGATTTTTAACTGCCAATTTAAACGGAGCATTGGCTAGTATCACTGCTGACGTTAACATTGCAGACGGTGGAAACGTAATTTCCGTTGACGATGCGGGTGGATCATTAACGGTTGATGGTTCGGTAACTGTTTCGGCTACTGACCTAGACATTCGTGACCTAAGTGCATCTCAGGATAACGTTGCGATTTCCGATGGAACTGACACATTGGCCGTTAACGCTGATGGAAGTATTAACACTAATGCTTCTCCTGGTGGATTCGGTTCTTGGGAGCTAACGGTTGAATCTGTTGGAACTACAGAGAGTGAATTGGTTTCTACACCACTTGCTTTACGCAAGAGAGTAGAGATTCAGAACTTCTCTAGTAACGACATCTTCATTAAGGACGTGACTGGCGTTGCTGTAACTGATTATGAAATCAGTAAGGGCGATGTTTGGGAGCAGGACTTAGACGCCAACGCAAATATCTTTGCAATTGCAGCTTCTGGTACCAATTCAATTAAAGTACTGGAATTTGCTTGATGACTGGGGAAGTTAAAGGATTCAGTCCTACTGATTTACAGGAACACGCCGCTATGAAGGTGTTGATTGAATCTGCTGACTTCCATAACAAGGGTGATGCGCTGGTGCGTGTCGCCCAACTTAAATTGTGGTTTGATGGCTTGGTGGGAAAAATTAATTATACCATTAATCCACCACCCACACCGATTAGTGGCAAGAAAGTAAAGAAGAAGAATGGCTCAAAGTAGGGGTAACGCTTCAGACTCAAACGATAATACCACGGTAGTATTAAAGAACGACAGCAATGTTAGCATTGGACAGAACTCGACTAACCCAGTCCATGTAACAGGAAACACACAGCTAGTTCCTAACAGCACAATCATTCATGCGCTATCAGAGCTAACGAATGTTACTCATGGTAACGATCAGACACAGGACGGTAGTGTAACAGAGATTGTTTATTCTACAGGTCCGGGTGCTGGTGAGATTTGGTACATAACAGAAATTAACTTCCAGATTGCAGATGGTGGTAACGCTAAGATCACTGATTGGGGTGGTATAACCAACGGGTTAACTAATGGACTCCTGATTGAACAAACAATTAACAGCACAGATTACGAAATGCTTAACCTAAAGCAGAACAAAAACATCTTGGAGTTTTTTAATGAGGATACTTTCGCTGGTGGACGCTCTGGCTTTATCACTAACAGTAACTTCTTCAGTGGTGCGATTCAGTTCCCTCAGCCCGTTACTTTAATTGGTGATGATTCAGATATGATTAAGGCAACAGTAAGAGATGACTTAACAGTTCTTGATCTGCAAGTGATGGCTGTACAATATTTTAGGGTTTTATAATGGCAAAGCAAGTACTCTATTTAGCAAAATCAGTATCCGCCTCAACGGAAGACTGTGACACATACACTGTTCCTAACGGCAAAGATGTTACTGTAATTGATTTTCATGGTGAGGCTGCCTTCTCAGCCAGCAGTGCTGTTAAAATTATTTGGGATAGCGGCGGAGCAGATACAATTCTATGGGCCATGAAAGGCTCTGGAGAAATGCCAAAGAAAGCAGCAGAAGATTTCCCCACTATGACAGGCAACGGGACAAAGAAGATAGCTTTATGTTTAGATAATGGCGAGGGCAGTTCAATTTTTATGTCAGGCCACGTAATTTTAGAGGTAGAGGATTAATGGTATTTGAATCAAACCCGTCAAAGCAATTCAAAAGAGTTAAAGAGGTTGGTCCCGTTAATGCAACCAATGGCAAGTGGAAGGTTGCGTTTGCTGGCAACGCTGACGAAGCAAGAATTCAAAAACTATTAGAAGATTGGTATGAACCGTTTGCTGCAAACAATGATGGCATCTGGTTTAAAAAAAGAAGTAACGCTTAATGAGCGAAACACAAAAAGTATCCACCGGCTATCCGCCAAGAGAATTACAAGCAGAGCTTCATAGAAATATGAAACGCTTTAATGTACTCGTTTGCCATCGGCGCTTCGGCAAGACCGTGTTTGCAATCAACCACATGATTCACATGGCACTCAACAACCCGATTAAAAACCCGCAATATGCTTATGTTGCACCCATGTACTCACAGGCCAAGAGAATTGCTTGGGATTATATGAAGGAATACACTAAAAATATTCCTGGAATGAAATCAAATGAACAAGATTTACGTATCGATATACCGCTTGGTGACACTAATATTCGCTTTTTTTGTTTTGGCGCTGATAATCCTGATAGCCATCGTGGTATCTATCTTGACGGGGCCGTTCTCGATGAATACTCGGAAATGAATCCTCGTATCTGGACACAGATTCTTCGACCAGCTCTGTCTGACCGCAAGGGTTGGGGTGTATTTATTGGTACACCAGCAGGCCGCAACACATTCTATGATCTTTATGTTTATGCGAAGACCGCAAAGAACTGGTACTCCAAAATGTACAAGGCAAGTGAGACAGGAATCATAGAAGAGGATGAGCTTATCTCTGCCAAGGCAATCATGGATGAGGATGAGTACGCACAAGAGTTTGAGTGCTCCTTCGATGCAGGATTAAAAGGATCTTACTACGGCAGAATTATGACCAACATGGAAAACGACGGAAGAATTAGAGAGGTTCCATTCCATAAGGATTCTCCGGTTACAACCGCATGGGATTTAGGAATCGATGACCTGATGATTGTTTGGTTCATACAAAAGAGTGGGCCAAGCTGGAATGTAATTAATTATATGGAGCAGCAGGGCTATGATATTCCTAAGACCGCTGAATATTTAAACTCTCTTCATTATAATTACGACACTCACCTGCTTCCACATGATGGTGGCCACAGAGATTTGTCTACTGGAGTGAAGAGGAGTGTTACTTTACAGAAGCTTTTAAACTCTGGCCGAGTTGAAGTAGTACCAAAGTACTATGTTGATGATGGCATACACGCAACAAGGATGCTCTTGCCAAAGTGTTATATTGACCGCACCAAATGCTTTAAGGGGATAGAACACATGAAGGCGTACCGGAAGAAGTGGGACCGACAAGCCGGAATGTTCATCGCAACCCCACGCCACGACATTCATTCACACGCTGCTGATGCTTTTCGCACATTTGCTATGGGCGTAAAAGAACAGAAGGTTGACCATCGCTCATTGCCAAGGCAAGCTAGTCAAGACTATACTGTGTATGGGGGTCACATATGAGCGTTCGGATAGAATTAGATAAACCAAATCCAATGGAACCCAAGGGGATGATGCGCCAAGAAATTGGTGATGAACCCAATAACCCAGACGGTCCTAAGATTCCAAGGAGAGAGATGGTTAATCTTCTTCGCATGGAAGAAAAGAAAAAATCCTTACTTAGAAATGACTTTCAGGTAGACCCGGGGGGCTTACGATGAGCGCACAAACAGCAACACCAGCCATTCAACCACAAGCAAGCAAGAAGGTTGAAGAAGACAAAAGAGCAAAAGCACGCAGACTTGAAACTTTAAACTTAATTAGGGGAAATTCTGGCAAGCAGAACCTACTTGTTACTGGTCCCGAGCAGACCAGCAAGGGTTCAGCCTTTCCAGTTCTTATTAGATAATGGCAAAATCTAGAGGCGCTAAAATATTTGACAGGCTCCAATACTTTAAGAGCTTAAGAGGAACCTGGGAGACACACTGGCAAGAGGTAGCTGACTATGTCATGCCGAGAAAAGCCAGTATCAACCGCACCTATTACCCTGGTGACCGCAGAAATCTACACATTTATGACTCTACTGCCATCCATGCCAATGAGGTTCTGGCCTCTGCCCTGCAATCCATGCTTACTAACCCCAGTCAGTTCTGGTTTGAGCTAAGCACCGGAGAGAAAGAGCTAGATGAGCGTGATGACATACAGCGCTGGCTACAAGACTCCAGCAGAATCATGCACGGGGTATTGAATGACACCAATTTTCACTCAGAAGTACATGAAATCTACCTAGATTTAGGTGGTTTTGGTACCGCAGCGATGGCTATTGAAGAGGATGATGACCGACATCTCCGCTTCCTTGCCCAGCATATCGCAGGAATTTATATAGATGAAGGACATGACGGCGTGGTGGACACCCTTTACCGCACCTTTAGGTGGTCAGCGCGCCAGATTGACCAGCGATGGCCCAAGGCCAAAGACCTTTCTCTTCATATTGAAAGAGCCATGCGCACCAATCCAGACGATGAGTTTGAGGTGCTGCACGCTATCTATCCATCAGAAGATTTACCCGGAAAGGCTACAAATCTAAAATATACAAGTAGTTATCTCTTAACAAATGAGAACACAATTCTAGAAGAGAGTGGCTTCCGGGAATTCCCTTACGCTGTACCCCGCTGGGCCAAGGCAAGCGGTGAAATTTATGGAAGATCCCCTTCAATCAAGGGCCTACCAGACATTAAGATGATGAACGAGATTAACAGGGTAACCATTCGTGGTGCTCAGAAGACAGTTGATCCACCTTTAATGATGCCAGACGATGGATTTGTTATGCCTGTTCGCATGGTGCCAGGTGGAATTAACTACTATAGAGCGGGTAGCCCACCCAGTGACAGGATACAACCCATCGTTACTGATGCTCGAGTGGATTTTGGCATTCAGTATATGCAGGATTTGCGCTCACGGATTAGGGACCATTACTTCATTGACCAGCTTCAATTAAGCCAGGGACCCCAGATGACTGCAACTGAAGTGATACAGCGCACAGAAGAGAACCTCCGCGTTCTAGCACCTGCGTTAAGTCGGCTTCAGGTGGAGTTTTTGCGGCCTACAATCAAGAGAGCCTTTGCGATCCTGTTGAGGCGCGGGGTAATACCAAAGGATACAATTCCACCAGAGTTAAGCGGCAAGACCCTGAAGGTCGAATACACTGGGTTAATTGCACGCGCCCAGAAAACCAGCGAGGGTCAAACAATTCTTCGTGCTCTACAGGACGCTGCACCTTTCATTCAAATGGACCCATCTGTTATGGATAACTTTGATGCTGATAAGGTTATGCGGGAGTTGATTAAAATCCACGGTGTTCCACTAGATGTAATTAGGGGTGACACTGAGATGGAAGAGATGAGAGAGGGCCGGGCGGAAGCTCAGCAACAAGCTCTACAGGCTCAACAACAACAGCAGGGACTAGATCAGGCGGGTCAAATAGCTGACATACAACAAAAACTACCTGAGGAATAATGGTTAAAACAGATAAGAAAAAGGATGTAATCAAGGATTACTCCGCACTCTTTGCTACGGCAAGGGGCAAGCGCGTTCTTTATGACATGATGCTTAAACACTGGGTAATGCAACCCACTTTTTGTAACGATCCTATAGAAACGGCCTATCGCGAAGGCCAAAGATATGTTCTGCTAAACATCATAGAGATCAGTAAGATCAGTCCAGAGAAATATTTAAACCAATTAGAGGAGGCAAAGAATCAAAATGACAACGACAGACATATCTAACACACCAGAAACAAAACCAGATACACCAGACGCACCGGAAAATTTATTAGGGGACCTAACACCAGAGACCCCAGCTTGGCGGGCCGAGATCCCCGATGAATACCAGGATTATCAAGTAGTAAAAAATGCAAAAAGCGTAGGTGATATAGTAAAGTCTCTTGTTCATGCCCAGTCCATGGTTGGTAAAGATAAGTTAATTGTACCAGATGAAAACGCAACTGAGGAGCAGTGGGCTGATACCTACAATAAACTAGGTAGACCAGAGTCCCATGACAAATATGAGTTTCAATTAGGCGAAGGAGGACAGGTAAATGAATCTATGGTTAACGGGTTTAAAGAGGCCGCATACAAAAGTGGACTCAGCCAAAGGCAAGCAAATGACCTCATGGCGTGGTACGGGGAAAACTCTACGGCCGCTGCAACGAGTATTAACAAACAGTCAGAGGAGCAGATTAATAACGGCATCGCATCCCTTCGCGAAGAATGGGGGTCAGCCTTTGATGCAAAAGTTAAGTTCGCAAGAGCTGGCGCAGGATATTACGAAGAACAAATTCCAGCACTTAAGTCACTCTTAGATGTGCCAGAGGTTGGTTCTCATCCAGGTATGCTAAAGCTTATGGCCATGGTTGGCGAGCGCGTAACCGAGGGTAAGATTGAAGACGGAGGCGACGTGACACACTTTGGCGTAACACCACAGGATGCACAGGCAAAGATTAATAAAATCATTGGCAACTATGATGAAAGCAAAAACCCTTATTATAATAAGGACCACGCAGATCACGAGCGAATCGTTGAAGAGGTTCAGAAATTAACCAAGATTGTTAGCTCGACAAAAGACGTTCAAACAGATACATTCTAATTTAACATTGTCTTTCTTTGTTTATACGCTTGACTGGGTGCCCGTAATAAGGCACCCTTTTTTTATGGGTACCCGTTTTACGGTCCATGAGAACCATCTGGGCGTGATGTAAAAACCGCAAGTAAGGCCTCGTACACGAGATAACCTAGCGAAAACAAACAGAAATAAACTTTAACCTACGGAGGGGACTATGTCTCAACAAATTCCTCAGTCGTTTGTAGATCAGTTTACTTCTAACGTCTTTCACCTTTCACAACAGAAGGGTTCTAGACTTAGAATGGCTGTTCGCAACGAATCACAAAAGGGTGAGTCCGCATTCTATGAACGTATTGGTGCAGCCAGTGCGATCAAGAAAGTTGGACGACACTCTGATACGGGCCAGATTGATACGCCACACTCTAAAAGACGTGTGACGCTTGAAGACTGGTATTACAACGATTTTATCGATGAAGAAGATAAGATCAGAACACTAATCGATCCTCAAGGACCATACAGCCAAGCGGCAATGTGGGCTTTGGGACGTGCAATGGATGACGTGCTCATCACTGCGATGCAAGGAAACGCCTATGAAGGTCGTGGAACAATTTCTACAATTGCTCTACCTGATGCTTCTAAGCTTATTTCTTACACCAGTGTTGGACCAACTGTTGTTTCTCGATTGAACATTGACGCATTACGCAGAGCAAAGAAAGTGCTAGACAAAGCGGAGGTTGATCCTTCGATTCGTCGTTATTGTGCTTTAGGTGCTGAGCAACTAGAGTCTTTGTTAAATGAAACAGAAGTTACTAGCTCTGACTACAACACTGTAAAAGCACTTGTGCGCGGTGAAGTTGATGAGTTTATGGGCTTTACTTTCATTAGAACAGAGCGCATTCCTCAGGCAGATGCATCTTATGTAAATGCTACAGGTATTGTTGATGCGGGTTCAAACGATGCTACTGAAACCGATGCAGACCACGTTCTATGTTGGGCCTCTGATGGCGTTATGTTATCAGTAGGTAGAGATATGAAAGGTCGAATTGATGTTCGTCCTGACAAACATTATTTAACTCAGGTTTATGCAAGCATGGGTATTGGAGCTACACGTCTAGAGGACGTTAAAGTTCTTGATATCGCTTGTAAGAATTCTGCTTAATAGGAGGGCGATATGGCTACTTTATATGGTGTAAATGCAACATTAAGAGACGTTAACGTCCCTGCCGAGAAGATCGAAACCAAAATGGATTTTGGTCGCCTTAGGGTTTCCTATGACGAGATTACTTTAGCTGCTGAATTAACAGCCGCTGATGTAATTAAGTGTATGAAGCTACCTAAAGGCGCTAAAATGTATGACGCTCATCTACAAAGCCCGCAGCTTGGTTCTGCTGGTGGTAGCGGAGAGTTAGATTTTGGGTTTGAAGCTAACGGTTCAGACGCTGCTGACCCCAACGCATTCTTGAGTGCTGTTGAGGTTGGATCTGCTGCTGCGAACGTTCGCATGAGTGATGACCTAACTCTGGCTGGCAACAGCTTTGAGTTCGCTGAGGAGACTCAGTTAATCATAACTGCGAATGAGACCACAGACGCTGGTATCGGCGACAAGATTAAGGTGTGGGTATATTACTCACTAGACTAATCTAGAACGTTCCCTTATCATTCTTGGTAGGGGAGCGTCTTTTCTATGGCAGTCACGGAAACGTCTATTTGTAATTCGGCTCTTGCTAAGCTAGGGGCCAAGAGGATAGCTTCACTTGATGAAGATTCCAAAGAAGCCAGGCTTTGCAAAGAACAATATTCTAAACTCCGCAATGAAGTTCTTCGGAGTCATCCTTGGAATTTTGCTATTAAGCGTGCTGCTTTGGCTTTGGACACCGCTAGCCCTGCTTACGGTTTTGATAACTATTTTGTTCTTCCTAGTGATTTTCTTAGAATCCTAGATACTGAATATTTAAACGAGAAATACAAGATTGAAAACAATGGCGGTAATCGCAGGATTGCAACCGATGCGGCTACAATAAACGCTCGCTATATTGCAGAGGTAACAACAACAGCTTTATTCAGCGCAGACTTTGCAGAGGTTTTAGCCTGGAGAATTGCTGCTGACCTTGCTTATGCGATTGTTCAATCTCGTGGCGTTGCTCAAGACATATTTGCTTCTTATCAGTGGCACCTAAGGAACGCTCGTAGTTACGACGCTCAAGAGGGAAGTCCTGATTCATTCATTGCTGACACCTGGATCACTTCCAGAAGTAGGGGGACATTCTTTGGGGCGGGCGAATTTTAATCGGACCAGTTTTCTTGGTGGAGAATTAAGTCCGAAGATACTAGGCAGAGTTGATGTTCCTCAATACCAGCACGGTTGCGAAGAGTTAACTAACTTTATAATTAATCCACAGGGTGGTGCCAAGAGAAGACCAGGCACTCGCTTCTACGAAGATATTACTGCTAACGGCAATCTTAGTTCTGTTGTTCTTATTCCGTGGATTATTGACCAGGACTCAGAAGAGGTTTATTTATTTTACTTTACGCTTTTAGCTACTGGGTCTTCTGTTGTTGGTATAAATACTATTGACGGAACAAGCCTAACACATGGTAGTGGGTTAACTATTTCTGGTGGAGCCAGCGGCCTTGATTATGTAAACATCACAAACATAAGAGAGATTCAGTGGACAATAGCAGATGATCTTTTAATTATTGTACACAGAGATCGACCGCCAATATTTATTCGCAGAGACGACAAGAATGATTTTGCTATTTTTGATTGGTCCAGCATTCATTCTGTTATTAATTCCGGGGACACAAACACTTATCAATCGGTACCATATGAGGAATATAATCCAGAGAGCAACAAAGATAATACACTTCAACTGAACGTTGATGGGGACACAGCGCCCGGAGGAACTCTTGATGTCAGTTACTCTGTTGGTGACGAGCTAGAACTTGTTGCTGATGATGGCAGTGGTGGCGGAACTCATATCCCATTTAGTTCAGATGATGTTGGTTCTTTTTGGAAGCTAGCAAACGGTATACCAGAGGTTACTATTGTTGAGGTTGATACTGTTGCTGGTGATAATTTATCTTGTGGTGTTACGGTTAGGTTTGTCAGTAATTCTTTGACGGCTAAAACAGGCATTTGGGCACCTCAGTCTTGGGGCGGCAAGATTAGGTCTGGCGTTACTCCTCCTAAAAGAGGGTGGCCTAGAACTGTTGCATACCACGAATCTAGGCTTGTGTTTGGTGGGTGCACTGGTTCGCCGGATACTGTGTGGGCAAGCAGGGCATTTAATGTTAGTAAGCTTTCTGAAGAACCACTGGTAGCAAGCGGTGATGATGATGCTAAAGATTTTTCTCTTGCGGCTGTCGGAGGAAATGGCATTCAGTGGTTAAGCTCTGGAAGATTTTTATCTATGGGAACTGTTACTGATGAGTTTACGGTTCGTGATATTAATTTACCAATTCCATTTGTACAACAAGAGGCTACCTCTGGTAGCTTTCCTGCCACACCAGCAAGAATAGGATCGTCAATTCTTTATACTAAAAGGGGTGGCCACAGTATAAACGAATTTGTGTTCGACTTTGACACCGACTCATTTATCCCACAGGACGTTATGTTTGTTGCAGAACACATGACCGATAAGAAAAAAATTGAGCTAGACGAGGCCAGAGTAAGCAGCACAACTCTTCTTAATAAATCAACAATAAAGAAAATGTTATTTATTGGCGGTGAAGACTTGTTGTGTATTCTTGATTCTCGGGGTGGCTTAACAACCCTAATAAGAAACCACGCTCAAAAGATTGGGGCGTTCTCATATCAACAGCTTGGCGGGTCTTCTGACTTTTGGACTGCGTTCTTGGCTGAAGGCAGTCAAAATAGTGTATCGCCAACAATAATGGATATGTGTGCGCTGGTTGGTGGATCAGGTAAGGATCAGCTTTGGATGTTGGTTCATAGAACAATTGATGGGTCGTCTGCTTTTTACCTTGAATACATTGAGTTTACTGAAGATTTTCACCAAAACTACCTAGAGGCCTTTCATGTAGATTCAGGGGTTTATGATGCTGCACCTACTGTTGTACCTGGCGACACTTTCACTGGCCTTTCTCACCTGGAAGATGAAGAGGTACAGATTTTTGACATTGATACTGGTCGCCTGCGCGCTCCTCAGACTGTTGCTGGTGGATCAATTACTCTTACTGACGGTGATATCAGCCGTGCACACATTGGTATTGGATTTACCTCAAGGCTTAAGCCAGTAAAGCTAGAAGCCGGTTCCGTTATTGGCTCGGCGCAAGCAACAATTAAGCGAATTGATGAAGTAACTGTGCGGATTTATAACTCCAGAGGCATGAAAGTTGGTACAGCCAACGAGGAAATTTTAGACAATCAGGTGTTTGAAGACGTTTCCATTGCACCAGATCAGAAGCAACCTGTTTTTACTGGTGACAAAACCATTAAGTTTGACCAGGGGTATGACCGGGATGGGCAACTTATTATAGAAAGCTATGGACCACTACCGCTAGAAGTGTTGTCCTTGATTACTCGATACCAAGTAAATGAAGTATGAAGGTAGAACACTTTAAGCTCAGACATGTTTGTGAAATGAATCACAAGAAGATCGCCTATTCAGAGATGTCTGAGGATGAGTTAATTGAGGTTGTTATGCAGGCGCACTCCAACCAAGATGCCCATCTAGTTAGTTTTGTTGACGAGAATAAGGTTTACGGTATCTTTGGCTTGTATGTTCATTGGCCGGGGGTGGCTGATTGCTGGGCGATAACAAGCGAGGAGTGCGTCGAGAGGCCTATAAGTTTCCATAGACTTACGCTTTCCGTTATTGCACACTATGAAAGAGAATTATCCCTGCATAGGATGCAAATTACTGTGCGTGAGGGTTATACTGAAGGTATGCGGTGGGCCAACAAACTTGGCTTTAAGAACGAGGGCTTAATGGTGGGTTACATGCCAGACAAAACAAATCACTACAGATATGCGAGGACCAGGTAATGGTGGGCGTTGAGGTTAGGCGGGCTGATGGAGCAGATGTTGATTGGATTGTTGACCAGTTAAAGGATTTTTCTGATTTCCATGACTCTAAATATGCTTTGTTCGGTGACATAGAACACGCCGCAAAGATTGTTGGTGACGTGATAGAGAACCATGTTGTTTTTGTGGCACACGGAGACGGCAAGTTAATGGGTTTTATATCTGGCTACCTCATTGACCACCCATATAATCCTAAAATTAAAACACTGAATGAACAATTTTGGTGGGTACCGGAAGAATACAGGGGTACTGGGGCGGGTGCTCTATTATTAAAAAGCTTTAATGATTATGGCAAAAAGGTCGCACACTGGATTATTATGGCGTTAGAGTCTAATAGTCCGGTTAAAGAAGATTCGCTTGTGAAGCGCGGGTATCGCTTACATGAGCGCAGTTATCTCATGGAGGTATAGGGATGGCAGCAGCAACTTCAATTATACTTGCTGGTGTTGCGGTAGCTGGCGCAACAGCCACTGCTGTTGGTCAAGCAAAGGCCGCCAAAGCCAAGGAAGAACAAGCTCGCCAGAACGCCGCGTTTCTTGGTGAACAGGCCGCAAACGCTGATTATATTAAAGAAAGAAACCTAGAAAACTTTCAAGAACATTTTACTGAACTTATGGGCAAGCAGCGTGGGGTGTTTGCTCGTGCTGGCATTAAGCTTTCTGGCACTGCAAAGCGAGTACAAGAGGTTGCTCAAATAAGGGCAAACAAACAAGAGTTTGATATTCTTAAAGAAGGAAACTTTAATGTTCGTCTAGCAATGCTTAGATCACAGGCCAGCACACAACAGGCCAACGGCATAGCGGCTGCGGCTCCATGGCAAATCGGCGGCAGTCTTCTGTCTAGCGCCGGGAACATATATGGCACCTATGGGGTAGGTGGCGGTGGGTCGCCCCCTGGTGGTGGCAGAAAACCGGCGGGGTTATAAATGCCTGATATACCTGATTTAAAACCACAAACAAGATTTCAACAGGGGACACCAGTTACTGTTGCTAGTCCTGCATCTGCTGGGCTTGCCGGTGAGGGTATTGCTGCCTTTGGGCGGGGACTCGAACGAGGGTCTTTGGCGGTTGGCAGAGCACTACAAGCAAAAAATCGTGCGCTAAGGAGTTCCGATAAGGTAAGTGCTGCGGCACAAGCAAAGAGAGATGGCGAGCTTGCCCTTGCTTTTGCTATAGACAAGTCAGAAAAAGAAGACAGCACTGACATCCCAGCCTTGTTTGACGCTGAACTAAAGAAGAGAAAATCAAATTACTTTGGTAACACTGGTAAGTTTGCTGATGGGATTTCTTTTAAACAGTCACAAGCAAGCTATGACAGCGTTGGCGCTGGGTATTTTTCTCAAGCAATGGCTGCGTCCAGGGACGGCAGAAAAGACTTTGAAGAAGACAAGCTTAGCGACACGTTTGATACTTTCTTTACAGAAACAAGAGGCGATCCGTTTCGTGCGGAAATAAACAAACAAGAACTCTTTAAGCCCGGCGGTATTATTGACCAGCAAGCCGCTGCATTTAAGCTTAGTGCACCCAAGAAACGGGCGCTTGAGAGTGAAGTTCAAAAAAGCATGGCCGCGTCTGAGGCTGAGGGCTGGGTTGATGGTGGCAACTACGACAAAGCCAGAGAAGTTTTATTGGCGTCTAACAAGTTTAGTCCTAAAGAGCTTGAGGCGAAGCTAGACGATATTGAGTCTGAAGAAAAGGGCGAAACAAAATTTCAGTGGGCCTTGTTAAATAACGAGAGAACACAACTTAAGGCAGCTGTAGATAAAAAACAGCTAGATACCATGCAGGCTTTAATCCCAGACATTAATCCAGAGACAATGTCCTTAAGGGTAAACCGGGCAACAATGGGAAAAAAAATTAGGTCACTTGTTAAGAAGGGGGACCTAAGTCCACAAATGGGTACGGCAGCTACAGCCTTGATGAATGGCTCGTTTGCTATTGGCAATGAGGAAAACCTTGACCACCTGCTAGATAACATGACTGACACAAAGAACATAAACGCGGTTGTTAACAGGGCATCAAACATGTTGTCCAAGGATGGGAAGATAAATTCACAGTCATTCTCTAAGGTGCTTTCCTATGCAAGTTATATGAAGTCGCTTGAAAACAACCCATCAAGAAAGCGGATCGTGAAGGCGTTTGAGTTTCAGCTTAAATCAAGAATTGGTGCGCTAGACAAGTACGAGAATTATTTAGATTCATCAGACGGTATTCGTTTTTCTATGGCAAGGACCGACTGGGCAATTTGGATAGCCCAAAACCCCAACGCAACCAACAACCAAATGCAGGCAACTGTAAATAGAATTGCAACTGAGCGCTCAATGCTACACAAGGGCGGAGAATTTTATACTTTAAAGAATATGCCACTAATACCAAATGCAGCCATGACCAACACGGAAGACCTTGAGGGTGCATTTCTTCGTAAATATAAGCAACCATATGAAGAAAAGAAGTTGGCTGGTACGCTAACAACGGCAGACAAGGTGACATACAGGAAGGCACAAGACGCTTACGGCAAAAGAAAACACTTGTTAGAGGAGCGCGAAAAGCACAAGTCTTATCTGGAAAGAGTAAGAAACAAGTAAAGGGACAGTAATGCCTAAGAAAAGTAACAGTTCAAGAGACCCCGCAGCGCTTGGTGACAGAACACTGGCGGAGCTTGGTTTAACAGATGAGGCCGTTGGCAATATTATCCACAGGCTGGCAAAGGATAACCCAAACAAAAATCCATTCGATTTGTTCGAGGAGCAGATAGATACATTTTTGCCAGAGTCACAAGAAATAGATATTCGTTCTGGCGAACAAGACGAGCTACCACAAGAACTAAAGTCTGCCAGACTAGATCCCGTTACTAGATCACCGGCAACGGAGTCACATGATCCTGAAGCAAGATTTAGTGGAACGGTTGACAAGGGTGACCTTGCTGACAAGGCGTTTTTAGTTGCCCAATCCAAAGGTCAAGGCAACACAATAGACAGGGAAATTAGACAGCGTGATGATGCTCTTGGCTTAAATGACAGTTACGAAAAACTAAAAGCAGAGGATACAAAAGAGGAACAAAAAGAGCAGGACATTGCTAGGGCAAAGAAGGCAGTAAGCGAGGAGAAGCCGCTCCACCAAAAGGCGCTTGAAGCATATGATGCTTTTGTCCCGGTTGCAAAGGATGCACTTAAACCGTTAGAGCGCGATGACGACAGTATACTTGCTAAGGCACAAGAGATGGCCAGTAGTGCTGGTGTGTCCGTGGGTCTAGGTCTTTTAAATGAAGTTAATGAACTACACAAAAGCCCAGTTGATTATTATATAAAGCACGCTAAAAGAGGCGTTGGCATTGGTAAACAACTGGCTGGGTCTGCTCTTGATACCATTGAAGGTTCTGGCAACCTTATTGCAGACTTGCTACAGGCAGGAGAAAACCTTATTAATGAGCAGGCCGGCCTGGAGTTAGACCTTGTTACTGAAAAACGTTTTGATTTTGCTGATTCTCTGGTTCCTGAGCCTGAGGGCGGTGGTGAAACTCTTATCCGTGGGTTTGGTTCTTTCTTAATTCCATACCTTGCTGCAATGAAGGCAACCAACTGGATAGGACAGGTCGCTGGCGTTGCTAAGTGGGGCAATAAACTTAAAATGCCTCAGCACCTTCAGAATATTGGCAAAATAGAATTAGATTCTTTCTTGGCAACGTTCGCAACATTTGATCCAAACAGCAAAAGGTTTACTGACTGGCTTGCTGCTAACCCAGACTACCAGCACCTTGTTATTCCTTATCTGCAAAGCCAACCAGATGATACTGTGTGGGATTCACGACTTAAAAACGGGATAGAGGGCGCAGTAATGGGTATTGCCTCTGAATTTGCATTTGCTTTATTCAGAGTCATGCGATTTGTTGCATTTAAAAACAACGTGGACAACGGGAATATTACTCATAACCCAAGAGAAACTCCACCACCTCCACCAACAGGCCGGCCACCAGAGCTTAAGGGTAATGTGGTTGCTCAACAAGACCCAGGCAAGCCGCCCGTTGTTGATAGGGCTAAGATGGACGAGGCCCTAGAAAAGGCTAAAGCGAAGCTAGACCCAGATAATGTTACCCCCATTAATCAGAAAGCATTTGATATTCAGGATGCCGAGATCGCCAAGCTCAACAAGCTGGTTGACGAGTCTGAGGCCTTTATAAAGGCAAAGGATAAAAAAGGATTCGATGCGAAGGCAGCCGAGATTGACAGGGAGTATGAGGCTTATTTAAGGAAGTATGATCCAGAGGAGCACGCCAAGATATATAACGAGGATGGAAGCATTAAGGTAGATGCTGATGTTGTTGATATTCCTAAAAAAGAGGCGGCAGCTACAGTTGATGCCGATGAGGTGGCAAGAAGAGAACGGCTGTTTAAATCGTTTGGCATAAAGGAGGCAGAGAAGAAACCTGGCGAGGTTATTGATATTAAAGAAAAGAAGATCGAAAGGCTGAAAGCGGAAAGAGATGCCGACTTCAGAGCGTTGCCAGAAGAAGGTCAAGATGCTTTTAGGGCCAGGGATAAAGCGCATCATGTTGTCCCGCCAGAAGGGATTGATGATGATTGGTTTACAAGGGTCGCAAGCGATCCCAACGAAGAAGAAATTTTAAGGGGCATTGATGATTTATTTGAACATGCCCATAAACTAGAGGTTGAAGGAAAGCTTGATGACGAAGCCCTAAATAGCCTACAAACCCTGAAGGAAGGCTTAGAGGGTCTACTTCATATTGAAAGAGTAGTAGATAACCCAAGATTTCGCGCGAGAAAAGCACCAGTTAATATAATTAAAGACCCCATAGAGTGGGAAAAGAAACCAAATCTTCACCCCAACGACTTCAAGCGGGCAATAACCAAGCTTAAACAAGACTTCTTAAACGAAAACAAACTGTCTAAGGCTCAACTTGTTGCCGTAGAAAAAATGTCTTTTGACACCCTTGGCGGTACGAAGCCACCAAGCAAGACAGCCATGAAACAAATTCCAAAGAGAACAAGACAGGCTATGGCTAAGAAGGGATTCGTTAACAGCGAGCTTGATGGATTAACTCCCGCTGGCAAGACAATGCTTAAGGGCTACAACGATAGAATCACTGGGTTAATAGATAAAATCCCAAAGAGGCCGTTCAAGAAAAATGATTTTACAACCACAGAGGGACCGGGCGTTGTACACATTGATGCGATAGATGATGGCAGGCAGCTTATCACCAAGGGTGCAGACGGCGAACCAGATCCGTTGCTCGTAGCAGCCCTTCAACGACAGTATGGTAAAAACATTGACGTTGGTGGCATAGACGCGGTTGGTGTTAACTACTCCAGGATTGAAACAAGAGAAGATGCAACCAGAATTTCAGACCTTCTTGGCAAGGGCATAGACCGGAAAGATTTAATTAATGTAGCTAAGAGGGGCACCATTAGTGATGGGCTTTTAGATAAGCTTGCTAAAATAACTGGTGAATCTCGTTCTGTCGTCGATAAACATATCGGTGAAACATTTAACGACCAACAAAAGGCCGGGCTTGTTGTTGCCTTAGACCACTCGCTGCTTGTTTTTGAAGAATCAATGAAGAAGGTGCACGCGCTTGGCACAATAGAATCAAAACTTGCTGCAAAAGAGGCATCAGAAAATACAGTTAACCTTATTGCCACGCTTTTTAGTTCCAGGGCAGAAACGGCTAGAGCATTCAGGTCTCAAAGAAGAGTGAACGAGGCGCTTGGCGGAGAAGAGGGGCTAGAATATCTACGGAAGATGGTTGAGGTAGAGCCACTTGATAACCTTGACGCTTACTTGGGCCAGTTTCAGCGGCTTGCTAGGTTCCAGGGTGTTGCCGGTGTTAATAAGTTCCGCAAAGGAATAGGGATGGGAGTAAAGAAGACAGACATTCTTTATAATCTCAACCAAGCCCACCTGTTATGGGATCTTGGTACAATGTTTATTAACATAACCTCTGGTATTCCACAGATAGGCTTTGAAATGCTTGGCAGGTATGCTGGGGCTACAGCAAGTAAGATCAGGGGAACAGAAAGAAAGTTTGCCGAGGGCAAGCTGGCTTTTGCTAGGGGAGAAATATCAAAAAGCCCCGTACCACAAGACTACATGACCTTTAGTGAGGCAAACGCTGCTGTAATTGGTGCGGCCAACGGTGTGCTAAGGGGCATTCGTGGGTTTGGCAAGGTATTAAAAACTGGTAAAAGCTCTGGCAAGATGGGTTCATCAAAAATTGAGCAGGGCTGGGCCGGTGATAAAAAAATAGACCTAACAGATGCTTCGCTGATTGACCACGGATTTCATTTAATACAACAATACTCCAACACATTGGTCCGACCGATGATTGCGGGTGACGAGCTGATTAAAACAGTTCGTAAGGATATGGAAACATATGCCCTGGCCGCAAGAGAGGCTCAGATGACCCAACAGCCAGAGATGTACAACAAGATTGTTGACGACCTGGTTAGGAACCCGCCAGATAGAATCACCCAGGCGGCTTGGTCTAAGGCTTATGAAGACAGGTTAATAAAAATTGATGTGCAAGGAACATATTCGGCGAAGAGAGAAACGTTTACTCTGCCGCTTGATGGTGGGTGGGAAGCGGCCAATAAACTTCTTTCTCTGCCTGTCCTAAGGTGGATGACTCCGTTTAGAAGAACTGACCTTAACATGATTAAGCAGCGGTTCTCTTTAATACCTGGGTTACAAAAAACCATCCCGCATGTAAAGGCTGCGCTTGATGCTGGTGGTGCAGAGGCCGACCTCATATATGGAAAGATGGGTGTCGCCGCTTCATTAGCAACAATTGCTGGTGCATGGTCACTACAAGGAAACTTAACTGGTCGTGGTCCACAAAACCCAGAGGTTAGAAAACTATGGGAGAAAAAGGGCTGGGTTCAGTATGGATTTAGAACGGGCAAAGATAAGGAATACTTTAGTTACAGAAGATTTCTTGGGCCGCTTTCTTTTCTCTTAGAGATACCGGCAGGCTTAACCGAGGTAGCTGCTGCTGGTGACATGGAGTGGGAAGATAAGTGGATTTCTGGCATGATGGTTATGGCTCAGGTTATTAACCCACAGATGTTAGCCGATTACGGTAGCATGTTGGATGCAGTTTCTGACGGCAACGATGAGCTGATACAAAAATCTATGACCAATCTTGTTGCTCGCCTTGGTATCTTTACGCCTGGTTTTGTAAGAGATATACGCAAGGAACAAGACAAAACGAAGAGAGATCCTGGCCCCACAAGAGCACAGCTAGAGTCATACAATGAGCAGGTGTCTTTAATGTGGAATATTTTAAATGACCAGTGGCCTGACCTGGGATTAGGGGAAGACGCTCCGGCTAAGATTGATTTCTTTGGTGACCCAGAGGGATACAGGTATGGTCTTGGTGACGAATACAATCCTATCTTTAATGCTCTCTCTCCTTCAGCCAGGGGGGAGTTTAAACAAGACCCTGTTGTGGACGAGATCCTAAGACTAAAGCTAATTAAGTATGGCAACACTGGCATAGACCCAGAGCAGCACCCCGGTGAGACAGAATTATACCTTAGAAAACCAAGTAAAATTTTAAACATTAGAACCAATGCTGGCGAGGTCCCATACAAACTGGCCTCTGACGAGTACTATGAATATTCGCGACTGGTTGCAGGTCGAAGCGCTGAGATTAATGGCAAGGAAGTTGATGGCAGGATAATTATGTTTGGTAAGAAGAGAACATTGCGAGAGGCGCTTAAGGCCATGATGGACTCTAATTATTCTTATAAAAACCTATTTGGTAACCGGCTTACCGATGAGGTTAAGCGTACAGAGTTCCGTAAAATTATTAGAACTTATGCTGAACACGGTAAAATGCTGTGGAGAAGTAAGCACCCTGAACTAGACAGGGTAATTGAACAGGGTATTATAGATATAGAAAGAGCCAAGGGAGTTAGGGCACCAGAGAGGGTTATTCCATGACAGTTTCATTAACAGATGCTAAGCAATCTTATTCAGGAACCGGGGCAGTTGTTGATTTTGACATTACTGACTATGTGTTTGCGGCAGGCTCCGAACTAGTTGTAACTCTTAGGAACGAAACAGATCCAGATGTACCCATTGAAACGGTACAGACAGACGGTGTAGACTATACAGTAGATGTTGGCCTACAACGGGTCACCATGACAGTAGCACCGGCGGCAGATGAAAAGCTTTTCATTAAAAGAGTATTACCGATCACTCAGCCCACGGACTTCATCGAGAGTTCGCCGTTTCCGGTTGACACAAACGAGGCCGCGCTCGACAAACTTACGAAGCTTGTTCAGCAACAACAAGAACAAGGAGACAGGTCTCTTAAGCTGCAAGAAACTGTCGATTCGGCGTTTGATCCAACGCTTCCGCACCTAAATGCTGGTGATATTCCTGTTACTAATGCCACTGAAGATGGCTTTGATGTCACAGATGTTGCTACCATCTCTGCTGCAATTGACCACGGAACTTTAGCTGGCCTAGCCGATGACGATCACGCCCAGTATTTAAATGAAACACGCCACGATGCTTTAGCTGCTGACAATCCACACTCAGTTACATTTACTCAAGCCGTTACTGCTGATGCTGGTACAGACATTAGTGCTGCTGAAGCCGAGACACTAACTGATGGCTCTAATGCCGATGCATTACATACACACACAGCTATTAGTACAGATGCTGATGCAATCCATGACAACGTAGCTGGTGAAATTGTTTTAATTACAGAGAAGGTCACACCTATTGCTGCTGACTTAATTGTTATTGAGGATAGCGCTGACAGTAACAACAAGAAGAGAGTACAAGTTGGTAACCTTCCTGGTAGTACAGATGAGCTAGCTTCTGTTTCCGCTAATGATACAACACCTGGATACTTAAATGGCAAGCTTACTGCTAGCACAGGGATTACCTTTACTGAAAACAACGATGGTGCCAATGAGGATTTAGCAATCGCTGCTGTTGTTAGCACAATCTTTATTCCTTTGAACTGGCACGATGGTTCTAGCCCTGCTCCAACAGAGGATACAGAGTTCGACAACAGGGTGTATAAGTTTCAAGATGCTGTTCCTCAATCATTGCACGCTCAGTTTGTTGTGCCTTCTAACTATGTGGCTGGCGATCAGATCAACATCAGTGTTGATATGTATTCGCCGAGCACATCAAACACTATTCTTTTACAGTCTGTAGCTACACTTATCCGTACAAATAACGACGGATTAGATACAAGTGTTAACCAGCATACCAGTACAAACGGTGCGTTAACTAACTCTACTACCGCTAACAGGCACAGACGTGCCAGCATTGACGTAACTGATGGTAGTGGTGACATAAACTCTGTAGCTGTATCGGCTGGTGATGTGATAAAAATTGAATTAGATCGAGACTATGCCACGGATACGGACACAGCAGATGTTCGTTTAATGGCAGACACTTGCGGGGTGAACGTATAATGGATTTTTTAAAAGGACTTTTCTTAGCTCTGGTTTTAACTTTCCTAATAGCCGCTGGCTTTAAGGCGGTAGAGGATCAGTACTTCCTGTTTCAAAACATGGCAGAGAACCCAGGCTTCGAGAATGGAATTGGGTCATGGACCACATCAGGTGGTACGTTAGCTACAACAACAACCGCAGCCAATGTAGCTAATGGTAGCTTGGCCCTTTCTTTTGATCCCTCTGCTGCTGCACAGATTGCAGAGAATGCAAGCATGACTATTCCACCCGCACTGTATGGTGCTGCTTGTGCATTATTTGTAAAGTATAAGGGTGGTGGTACAGCCAACATTGATATCGAAGCGAACAACGGTTCAACATTAGGTACAGCGATTACAGTAAGTGCGGCGGCCACCAACTACACCATTGCTAGAAGTACATTTACCTGCCCAACATCAGGTAGTTTACATGTAGAGATGACAGCGGCTGGTGATGCTGCCGAACTCTTTGTTGATGACTTCTGGATTGGTTTAGATTTAATGACTACCTTCGGTGGCGGCGGAGGGGGTGGAGGAAACTACGCCAACAACTCTGACACTGATAGGTATCTGTTCTCTATTCAAGTACAGTACTCTGCTGGTACACCTTCTACAGCAACAGGCGGTGACCCGGAATCAATGGTTAGTTCATATACAGACACAGCGACTGGTGACCTTACAATCAATCTAAACTCTGTGTGTAGTGATACTCCATTCTGTAACGCCAATGGCGAACAGGGTGGTATCTATTGTAATCCACGGAAGATTTCTGGATCTAGTACATCAGTAAGGGTGTTGTGTGGATCACATACGGGTTCTTCGCAAGATCCTGATTACTTAACAGTGAGGTGTTCATGTTTACAATAATCTTGATATCACTATTTGTTACATCAACGGCTAATGCTGCACCATGGGTGCCAGTAGGCATGGGCTGTAACCACGGCAAGAACTCTTATGATACTAAAGCACAGTGTGAATTAGTAGAGCCTGCCTGTGAAGACTACGGTGCGAAGGTGGCTGCTTGTAAGACCGCAATCATTAATGAGCGACAAGCTAAGTTCGACAAGAAGATGGCTGACCATAAGAAGCTTAAGGACGATTGGCAAACACTTTCTACACAACAGAAGATAGAGTTAATTAGAGACTTGCTACTATGAAGGAATGGTACTTAACCCCAAAGCAATGGATCACCTGGTTGGCTAGCACCTTCCTGGGTGGAGCTATGATTGTTGGTGGGTTAACTACATTTGTTTACGCAAACTTCACAACCAAGGATGTAACGGCAGTTAGCAACAAGTACTTCATTAAAAGACTTGATCGCATTGAAGACAAGCAAGATGATATGCTTAAACACAACGGAATTAAATATATACCAAGGAGAGAGTATGAACAAAAAGCCTATTTGGACAAGTAAGACAGCATGGTTTGGTGTACTAACAGCACTAAGCCCAATCATTGCAGAGTTCTTTAACTTTAATTTAATGGCTTTCATCCAAGCCAACCCACTAATTGTATCCGGTGTATGGGGTGGACTTGCTATTGCATTAAGATTAATTACTAAAGACAAGATTAGGTTGAGGAACTAGTGCAAATAGTTTCATTGATACTAGCTCTATTGAAAATTCTACCAGAAGTATTAGGCTTCATTAAAGATCTTCGTGAGGGTCGGCCAGAGGAATTGCCAGCAAAAACTAAAAATAAAATTAGTCTGCTTGGCAAGGCTAAGACTGAAGGGGAGATTCAAGATGCGCTTCGTAATTTACAGTCTCATATTCGTAGGACTTAGTGGGTGTACACACCTGCAAGCACAACGTGCACCGTCATTAGATCTAGCTAGATACTCTAGCGACACTGGTCAGTTCTATGGATTAACTGCTGATGGTAAGTATTATATCGTCGATCAAAGCAGGCTCGATGAGTATGTATTAATCCATGGTTCCAGCATGGAGAACTACATTAACTACTGTGGATTAAAGGGACGAAGGTGAATGGATTTACTGGTTGTATATGCAATAAGCTTCTTAGGTTTACCATACAAGTGGGGTGGCAATGACACCATTGACGGCATGGACTGCTCAGGATTTGTACAAGAGTTGCTTGAGAGTAGTGGAGCTTCGGCAGATCCACCCAGAGACCGGACAAGTCAGCAGTTGTACGACTACTTTGCTGAGCACGGTTCATGGAATAAGCGAAGAGTTGGCGGACTTGTGTTTTACGGGGAGAGTAATAAAAGAATCACCCACGTCGCATTTCTCATTGACAGTTATAGGGTAATCGAAGCTGCCGGTGGTGGTAGCAGAACACACGATAGGCGTGATGCTGCAAGGGATGATGCCTTCATTAGAATCAGACCAGTTAATTATCGCAAGGACTTAAGGGCTATCATCTACCCCGACTACAGTTCCATTGGCATCCCTTACTAGGGAAACGAAATGATCTGCTGGTATTACGGCCAGCATCTCTGAACCATTACGTTTTATAATAAGTACCGGAGTCCTCCCAGTTTTCGTCGAATGCTGGCGCGCTTGGTCCCAACTCTTCCACAGTTGTAATGTCTCCTGGTTCTTGCATTCCGTACTGTATGGAAATAATCTCTGTGCATGAGGGGAAAGCAATATGTCCTCGCCCGTGACTCCTGAAGAAGTGACACGTACGTCCCCGTCTTCGAACTTGAATACGTAATCCAATATCTCTTTGAACCTTTTGCATAGCCGTCTTCCCTTTGCTTTTGCTGACTGTGGTCTCATACGTTGCACCGTGTTGGTATTAATTAAAACTGTATGGGATAATCTCTTTGATGGCAAGACGCAGAGGCTTTGTCTTCGGGGACTTACACTTCCCGTGGCATGACATTAAAGCGTTGGCCGCAGCGATGAAGCGGTTAGAGCAGTACAAGCCTGACTATGTAGTACAGGTTGGTGACCTATACGATATGTATTCATTCAATAGGTTCGGTCGTAACCATAACCTGATGACACCACAACAAGAGATGGAGCAAGCAGAGGATCTAGCTATAGAGTTCTGGGAGTTCGTGCAGTCAGCAACACCAAGGAAGTGTGAGTACTACCAACTGGCAGGCAACCATGACATACGTCCATCGAAGAAGATCATACAGTCAGGGCCAGAGTTCGCACACATAGTTAACGATTACTTTAAAAGCATCATGAGCTTCAGCGGAGTGAAGACCATCTATGATCCAAGGAAAGAATTACACATTGATGATGTGTGTTTCATCCATGGCTACAAGACTAAGCTCGGTGACCACATGATGGAGTCGCACGAGAACCTAGTGCATGGGCATACCCATAGAGGGGGTACAATGTACCATCCATGGGGGGGTAAAATCGTAGCTGAATTGGATGTTGGATTCCTTGGTGATAGGAATGCAGAAGCCCTAAGCTATACAGCTAGGAAGAAGTTCAGTAAGTGGACACCAGGCTGGGGCGAGATAGATGAGTGGGGCTTCAGGTTCGTGGCTGCTTATCAGTGAGGAAACTTAATCACTGATCCTAATTCATCTTCTATGTTTATATCAGGCATATCTTTTTGAACCGGCGCTAATCCCATTGGCTCAACATTAGAGTATAGGAATATACCAGCACCATCACCTACTGGTAGGACCACATACTTATCTGCACCAGCATCAGTCACCCAACCAAGGCACCAGCACTCAATCATTGAATCGGGTTCATCACCAACAAACACAGTCTGCCCTTGGAACAGGCACTTCTTTAATCTCATGTTGTTAGTATAACAAGGGGGGTCATGCCCCCCAATGATTATTTAATAGCGGTGTCAGGTGCGTCTGAGTATCCGATATCAGGTCCATCCACGCTAGCCTCAGATAGGCTATGCTCATCGTTGTCGATGTCAGGGATCATCACGCCAACGTGTTTGTACTCAGGCATACTTACGCCTGTGTTCTCGTTGTCAGCACCAGTTCCCCAGTAGTGGATCATTGCCTTCTCACAGATCACAACCTGTGCCTGGATATCAGCAAAGCTTGAGTCACCTACGTTTACCTGTGAGCCAGCAGAATCTACAGATACCATGATGCGTACAAGGCGACGAAGCTCTAGGGCTACACGCTTACACTTCTGGTTCTTGATCTGTTGGATCTCTACTCCGTTAGGAATAAGCAGGGCTAGGTTATCTTCTAGCTTAGTAAGAGGACCATCATTGTTATCTCTTGCGAATTGAATCTCTTCTTTGAATGCACTCCATTGTACCCAGTGCTCGCGTACTTCACGAGGGGTCATGGTGCTAGCTGTGTTGTTGCTATCCCCTTCTAGGTTAGCTACCATCATCATGCTTACCATCTGTCCTGCACAGTGGATGCGATGATTGGTTACACCCAGTCTATCCATCTTGATCTTGCGACCACCCATGATGTTAGGCTGAATGATTTCTAGTTCTGTAATTGTACTAGCCATTATCTCTCCTTAGTTGTTTCCATTACTTCCAAGTACTGGTATCCCTCAACAGGATCAGAGCTGGTCCGTAATCGTATAGGCGGCATAGGTCTCCCCCATACCAATGCCTTCTCAACGAAAGCATATAACCTTTGCCCGTTTTCATCAAAGAGTTTCGGTGTCTTCTCCATATGGAATTCCTTAGGAGAACCTGGCAGCTCCTTGACTATGTCCCAGTCACTCTCTTCTTCTTTGCGGTACTTACCATCAAGATAATACAGCTCCATCTGTGGGCCACGTGGTCCGTCGATGGTAGTCATTGCCATGTCACCTACATTGTCACCACCATCTGGTTCATTGACGATGGACTGTACTGTGACTATGTGCTCTGACTTGGTTATGTATCTCTTGCCTGGTACGAGTCGCATAATGGTATAGTACATTCTACCAGAGAATAATCATTACGCATTAAGTTAATCCATGCACGCGTGCAATGATGTCATCAATAACGCCATTGATATAGATGTCGTCAATAAATATGTGGGCCAGGTAGCGGTCAAAGGACTTATTATATTCAGTTTGAATAGTTAAATATTCTCCATCTTCGTAACAGCCAAGCATAGCTAGGTGGTATATTGTATGCAATCTGACCAGCTTCCCTCTGCGCGTGTATCTTTCTGGTGCCCAAGTATTTAATAACCTTATGCTTTCTTTTGTATGTACATTAAATCCAAGGTCAACCATCACAACAATAGTATCCCCATCAATTACACGGACAAGTTTGGCTTTGTATTCATACATGATATAATCTCCTTAGCCCTAGGCATTTAACATTAACTTAGTTTGACCAGTGTGTTTTGTATATATTGTTTAGGGCTAGCTTCTTTCGCATCTCATATATAATCCTTGATGCGTGTGATGTGGAGTAGCCGTACTCCTCGCCCACTTCCCTTGCTGACATACCATATATGTACTGCCTAAACATATCCTTCTTTGCTTTGGTGAATGGCAGGTTGCAAAGCATAAGGTGTAAGTCCAGATCCCCCTCCATCTTCGCGGCCCCATACCCACTGTCTCCATACAAGGAGAAGTCATAGTCATGGTCCTGCACTGGTCGCTTGCTCTTGTTCTTCTTGTTGCCGAGTATGCTTCTGACCTCATTCATTATCATGCCAACAATCCAACGGTCAGCAAACGTACTGAACTGCACGCCACGACTCTCGTCAAATCTTTTAGTTGCCTCGACATAACCAAGGTGAGCAGCAGACACAAGGACTTCAGTCTCTATGTTGTATAGCTTATTCCTTTTCATGACACTGGCAACAATGACATCAATCTTTTTTAACATGCTATGGTTATTCATCCTTGCCCTCTATCTTTTGTACACCATGAAGGAACACATCGAGGTTGCCACTAGCAACAAGGTGCTCATGAATCATACTCATGTGTGATGCCAGGTCTGGTACTGACTGGTATATCTCTAGCCTGTGTGCCTTGCGCGGGTCCTTTTCTTTTACATCCATGATGTGACCAAGGCAGACAATGCCCATCACCTGTGACTTAAGCATTACTTCTCTGAATCCATCGAACTCATTTACATCGAATAACATTACTTACCTCGCTAACCAGATACTGTACTCCTTGTATCCCTTTGGCACCCTGTCCACCACCTGAAACATTTGATTAAAGGTAGTAACTCTGTGCCTGTTGTACTTAACCATTCGCCTTAGCTTGTTGTTAGCCTTGCGTAGCTTCAGTTGTTCCTTGCTTAGTATACGTATAGCCTTCTTCATTCTTCTTAGCTCACGGTATACACCACTAAGATCCACCTGCTCTACCACTGGTACTTCAATGGTGGACAGGCTGTTCACTCTTTGGTTCAGCTCACTGATTTCATAGTGGATACCCTCTATATAATCAGGCTGTTCATGAGTGTGGGTCCCCTGTTCCACTGGTGCACTAGCTATTGGTGCTGACTTATTCTTTTTATAGTAGTGGTTGTATGCTGCGACCAATGCCAACGCGCACACACTAGCTATCGCCATGTTCTTAATCGTGAATATCTTTAGCCGCTTTACTTTTGGCATGTCGTTTACTGGCTCGCTTTCTTCCTTTGTTGGTTCCACTATTACCGCCTCCTCCTCGTTTTGGTGAGGGCGGTACGGCTTCCTTCTCGGTGGTAGCTCCCGTACCATATCCTAACTCCTTTCTTATTTTATCTAACGCTTGATTGTCGATGACACCTGGCTCAGAGTATGGGTCACTGGTTACTTCACATTCTTTACGCACCTTGGATTTCTGCCAGAGAATATATAATTTCTCAGCGTCCCTTAGTAGTTCGTAGGTAGGGTGAAGCTTGGCGTAGTACCATTTGTTATAGGTGCGAACGTAGTATTCAGCAACCAATGGCGCATACTCCTTGCCAAGTTTATCTACTAATTGTTTTAAATGTCTGTTAACTGTTGCATTACGTAACGGCTCTTGACCATGCACATCCTTGTATGCAGTAAGATAAGCCAACCAAGTATCAGAACTTGTAGCCTTGTATGGCTCAGCCCTTGGTTTACTTGGTGGCTTCTTGTCCAGTAACTCAACGATCTTATCTAACCGACTAAGTACTTCACCTAGTGGTGAGCGATCTTGTAATTGTTCTTCCGACTGCTGCTGTGTAGTCAAAGCTACCCCCCTTAAAGAACCTTGGTAGTTCTCTAATAACATTAACGTTTATCCTGTGCCCCCTTGGTAGAGAG